GAAGGCAAAAGCCCACATAAAAAAGGTACTGCAAAGTACAAGAAACATATGGCGGCTATGCACGCCGAAGAAGAATATAAACCACACATGATGTACGATCCTAAAACAGGTGAAGGCAAAATGGCGAAGGTAGAAAAAGACCATTTAGATATGAAAGACATGGGTTGGACACACGATAATCCAAAAACTAAAAAAGTTGAAGAAGAAAAGCGTTGGAAACAGACTAGTATGTCTCCGGAAGATGCAATTAGAATTTGGGGTAAGAAAAACGTACAAGTTACACCAGGTGGACTCAACAATGGCGATGACATGGTAGAAGTATTTGTTGAAGCAATGAATGAAATGAACAAGTACGGACTTACAGCAGTAAACAAAGAAGGCAAGTTTTACGCATTTAGACATGGTAAGATGGTAGGTGGACCTTTTGACACAATGCAAGAGTTATCAGACTTTCAATTAAAAAGTATTGAAAACGAAGCAAGAGATACTACAGGTGTTGCTAAAATACCTTATGTATTTGGCAAAAAAGAATTTGAAGAAAACGAACACTATAATATGCATACAGAAAATGCAATGGAACTTGTAAGAATGTTTGGTACTAGAAATGAACAAGAGCGTATGGAAATGATTATGAAAGCTCATAACCAACGTGGACATATTCTCGGTGATGAAATGGCTGAACGTGATGCTATAGTTAAAAAATATTACCCAATGTTAGAAGGATTAGACGAAGGTATGATGTCTGACATGGAAAAAGATTTAATGATGATGTATAGTGGTGACGGCGAACCTGGACTTGCTGATGCAATGGGCATGAGTGAAAAAGAGTTTGCTCAAGCATATACAAAAGCAGGTAGCGATATACAAAAGATGATTAAGAATTATGTTAAAGCGAACGAAGATATCAATGTAGAGATACCAGAAGATATGTACGAACGTATTAAAAACTACAGTGCTTCATTAAATGAAGCAGTTAAAGATACATTAATGGGAGTTGAAGATCCAGTAATTGTTATCACAAATGCACAAGGCAAGATTGTTGACAAACTACAGATGAGTATTGCGGCAAAGAAATATAAGTTTAATATGACTTTTATTAGACCACAGTTTAAACATCAAGGTAACGTTAAACATGGACAGTTTACATTAAGTGCACCGATGGCAGGACAACCTATGGAAAGCACAAGTCCACCAGAAGTTATTAATCCTAGTAAAGATTCTTCAAAAGAAGATTTAAAAGCGGCTATCAAGTATGCAGAGTACATGATGGCAAAGATGAATGACACAGGTAAAGCATCTTATGAAAAAGAAATTTCACAATATAAAAGTTGGTTAGACATAGATGAAGGATATTCAATTCTTCCAGATATGCCTTCCAAGTATGTAGCAAGAGATGGACTAGAAGGTCCTATTATGACACGTTCAGGTAAAGTTGTTTATTACGATCCTAAAGAAGGCAAGTATTACGATCCAGACACAGACATTTATCTAACATATGATGAATGGAAAGCATTTGATCCTGAGTTACCTATTAAGTCAGAAGCAATTGATGCCGTACTTGCACAAGCAGACGGGTATTCAGTAGTTAAAGACGATGGCGATGACATACATATTATGTACAATGATGAAATAATTGGCGGTGCTAGTTTTGATAGTGGTTCAGATAGTTTCTGGGTAAGCACTGGCGAAGCAGGACAAGAATCGTTTGACACTGCACAAGAAATAATTGACTATTATGCACAAAACAAAATTACAGAAATAGCAAGTCCAGATGAACAAGCAACACATAGTAATGTAGCATTAGATACATTGAGAAAGATTGTTGCAGACAAGCAAAATATGCCTGTTAAGTTCGCAGACGGACAAATGAGTGTAGACTTGTATAGTGCAAGTGCTATTACACAAGTATTTGATAAGATTAATCCACAAAACCAAGCAAAGTTACTTGGCATGATGGGTACTAAAGCAGGTATGATTAAAGTAACAAACCTAGTATTTGGTATGATGAATAAAAAAGGTGACCATAGTGTTGCTGAAACAGAAGGACCAGTGTCAGAATACACAGGTGACTCAATTGGAGTTAAAGAAATGGAACAAATGTTAGTAACACTTGCTGATAAAAAAGTAAACAGTATAGCATACCAAAGATTTATATCTGGTTCGGACAAATACAAAGCCGATCCTGCTCTTGCTAAAGAACTCGAAGGCGACAAGCAAAAACTAGCCGCTGATGTAAACGAGAGTGTAGAGTTAGATAGAATTAAATACCTATCAGGATTATAAGTTACAATGACTTCTAATTCTTGTCAAAATTGTGGACACCACAGCCATTGTGGAAGTCCGTTATGGCGAGAAGAAAAAGACTACCCTAGCGAACAACCAGCAGAATACAGACAAATTGAAGTCTGCAAACAGTGTAGATGTAAACAATGCTCAACGAACGACAACAGCAAATAATAGACAACACTTCACCGACAATCACAATTAAAAACTTCTTATCCGAAGTTGAACAAATACACTTACTAAACATACATAAAGATAGACCGGACCATGAGAAGGTGTTTAAGAACACAGGTCCTGTTGTTAGTAAGTTACCTCATAAAAGTGATCATCATTATCAAAACATAATGAAACGTGTTGAAAGTGTACTAGATGCAAAAATTAAACCATTCGGTGGTAATTACTTTACAGTAAGGAAACCACACATACTCCATAATGATGTTCCTAAAGATCATGCTATTATTCCGGGTAAATGTATTGTATTGCCTTTAGAAAAAGTATACACAACATACCAACTTCCTATGTTAGATGACGCAAAATTTTACATATTTGATCAAATGTATTTCGATAGACCAGTAAAGTGTTTTAAGAATAAAGATTCAGCACAAATGTATGAGAAAGGCAATGAGCCTATATTTGAATACTCCGGAGTACATAACTTACATCAAGACAATAGAATACCTAATACAGATACAGGACATATGAAACAAGAATGGTTAGAAGGTTTTAGTATTGAATCAGAATGCCCTTGGGTACCAGGTGATGCTATTATATTTGATTGTGCTAGACTACATTGTGCTAGTAATTTTTTAGAAAACGGTATGGAAGAAAAAACAGGGTTAAGTATCTTTACAGAGTATGTAACATGATATTCACGTTTGGTGACAGTTGGACTGCAAAGTGGCAAGACCACACACCGTGGCCCGAATTACTAGACAAGGACTGTAAAAACTTTGCACGAGCTGGTGCCAGTAACAGACAAATAACAGATCAAGTAAGTGAAGCAAGTCTTGATTATCCAGACGAAGATGTTGAAGCAGTTATAATTGCATTTACTAGTATTAACAGAATGACTATAAACATCAGTGTTAATAGTGAACTTTGTATATCACAACACCCAGACCCGTGGTATGCAGATGCACAAAAGAGAGTGTTTGATGACAATGTAACTGTAAAGAATGTTATGGACTATTCGTTATATAACTTTCATGCAATTGAATGTATAGTGGCTCAAGTATGGGATTGCCCAGTACACTTTATACCTGTATTTGAAGATACAGAATTTTGGAGAAAACAAGAAACATTCTTGCCACACAGTTTAATTAATGTATTGTACTTCGAAGAAAAGCAAAGATACTTTATGTACGACTGTCCAGTATATGAATTAGGATATTTACAAGAACCTAATACGTTTGGACAAGCATGGCTAGATAAAAATGTAGACAGTAACTGGCGTAAAGCACACTTCGAAAGAACAGACTTTAGTATGACTAGTAAACTATTTGATAACACGCAACACCCTAATCAGCAAGGACACAAGGCTCTAGCAAACTACTTTAACAAAGTCTTGAACTAAATACTAATATGAAATATACAGAATTATTACCCATTTCCGAAGGTGTACAATATCACCTAAAATCTAATACTCCACTGCACGAAAGCGTCTTTCGTTTAGGTAGTGATGAGTACTTTAATATGTTTAAAGAAGCAAGGTCTCTTTACACAGAAGGTAAGTTAAACGACTTACATTGGTTTGATGAAGAGATTCTTCGTGACACACAACTGGGTGAATGGGTTAACTTAAAAGAACATGGCAGAGTTCCTTTAGATATGATTATTAGTGAAGACAACATGAATGTCCACGAAGCAGAGTATCAAGGTAAAAAAGTAGATTTAAATAAACCCAAACGTGGTGGTAGTAAAAAGTTCTATGTATACACAAAGAACAAAAAAGGTAACACAATTAAAGTATCATTCGGTGCGGCAGGTGGCGGCGGTAATCTTGCAGTTAAACTAAAAGACCCTAAGGCTAAAAAAGCATTTAAAGACAGACATGATTGCGAAAACAAGAATGATAAAACTAAAGCAGGATACTGGAGTTGTCGTTTACCACGTTATGCAAAAAGTTTAGGATTATCTGGTGGCGGAACTTGGTGGTAATGTTTTTCCTTTCGTAGAGAAAACAATTTCAAACAATAGAAAAATTAGGACATTTCCAGAGACAATCTGGGAAGACGACTTAGTATGGCATCGAGATAACGAAGACCGTACTATTAAAGTTATCAGCAGTGATGGTTGGCAACTACAAATGGATAACAGTATTCCTAAAGTTTTAGTAATGGGCGAGACCCATTTTATACCCAAGGAAGTATATCACAGGATTATTAAAGGTGTTAATGACCTAATCGTTGAGATACATACAAACTAATAAAGTGATAAATACTTTATACAATAGGAATAAACAATGCGAGCCAAAGATTTTTTAATAGAATATACAGATTTAAATACTGCTAAAGCAGAGATTTTGAAGAGTATAAATGCTATTGACCCTGACACACAAGACGAAGATGCTCGTAAAACAGCAGAGCAAGTGCTTGACAAAATTTACACTGTTTTAAACAAGAACCAAGTGTTAGATAGATTCACATCAGTACTACCATCCATACTCAAAGGTGAATACAACGATACGCAAGTAATGAAGATTGCTGGAGAAATATCTAAAGCACCATTGTCATTTGCAGAGAAAATGAAGTTCACAGAGAATTTAGCAAGTAACAAAGTTATTAATCCTAAAGTATTAATTACCCCAGGTACATACACTATTGACAAGTTATGTTATGATAGTGCCGTTAACAAAGAAGTATTTTTACACATGAAGAGCTTCGGTGTTGGTCAACTTATGAAAGGTCCAATGGAACACGCATTGGCTATTCTAAGTAGTGATATTGGTATTAAAGGTAAGGGAGATGTTACAGTAGGCAATACACCCGTTGAAGTTAAAGCGGCTATTGGCGAGAAAAAAGGTTCAGGCGGTGGACGTTTTGGAGAAACTGGTGCATTACCTAGCAGAGATAAAATGCTTGGCATTTGTACAAGTTACGAATGGTTAGCAGGTCCTATTAATGAATACTTAGAAGGACAAGCAAGTTTAAACGTTGAAAACTTTGTAAGTATTGTTAACAATGCAAATCCTGAAGCAAGTGAACGTAAAGCACTTGGACAAGAATTATTCAGCGAGATCTTCCAAGGTCACGCAACCGAAATTATAAACATCTTTTCTAAACCCCAAGCAGATCCTAATGAGGTTAGAAAAGCATATATTAGAGCCAACTTCGAATGGTACAAAGACTCAGACATGGGTGGTGCTTGGCAAGTATTGGTGGGCATTAGCATGGCAGATAATTCCGTAGGAGTTATGAGTACTGGTGAAGACTTTAATAAAGTAAGCACAGCCAAGAAGAACCCTGCTATCATAACTACTGGAAAGCCACAAGAAATGCTATTCCAGTTCAATCCTAAACTTTCATAATATCCTAAAATAAGTTGCAATAAAGGTTGACAAGTCGTCATCTTTGTTGTATTATAGTAACAATATATAAACTATATTAACTTTTAAAAGGAGTCAGATGTATGAGTGCAGATAAAGTATTTAATCCAGAAGAAAAAGCAAAACTTACTCAAGTTATCAATGAAGGCATCAGTGTGATGCAAGAAGTCGAAGACTTGAACGAAGGTCTATCCGATACTGTTAAAGCGATTGCAGAAGAAATGCAAATTAAACCAGCAGTATTAAAAAAAGCAATAAAAACTGCCCATAAAGGCAACTTTGACGAGAACGCAGAAGATTATGGTAGCCTGGAGAATATCCTTGCAACTGTAGGTAAAATCGGCACTATAAGTTCTTATTAATGGAGAAGATTAGGTCGTTTTGGGTAAATTCATACAAAAGTGATACAACTGCTTTTGGACTTGAATTAATAAGTTTTGTATTTACAGTAGGTGCAAGTTTGACTTTGGCTATCAATGCTAAAGATCCAAATATGCTTATTGTTTATCCAGGCTTCTTTGTCGGATCAATAACACAATGTTATGCAAGTTATCGCAGAGGTGCGGCTTGGGTAACACTACTAACATTTTACTTTGGTCTCGTAAACGTATTTGGTTACGGTGTTGCGGCACAATGGTGGTAGAAACAACTAGCAATAAACAACAGGAATAATATATGAAACCAGGCGTAATAATCCCGCTATTAAAATTTAATGTCAGAACAGGCGACACTGTACTTGAAAAAGGTTGCAGTTTTGCAGACGGTAAATGGCATACAGAAACAACACATGATTACTTTAAAGATAAACGTGTTGTATTGTTTAGTTTACCAGGGGCATTTACACCAACGTGTACAAGCACACAACTACCAGGGTTTGAAGATAATATGGAAGAGTTTCGTAACTTAGGCATCGATGATGTTTATGTTAGTTCAGTAAACGATTCGTTTGTTATGAATGCTTGGAAAGAAGTATTAGACATTAAGCACGTTAAAGTTATTCCTGACGGAAATGGTGACCTTACTAAATGTTTAGGTATGCTTATTAATAAAACTCACGTAGGCTTCGGCAATCGTTCGTGGCGTTTTATGGCAGTTATCAATAATGGAGTTATTGAACAATGGTGGGAAGAACCCGGCATCAATAACGTCGGTTCTGATAGCGATCCATATGAACAGACAACACCAGAGAATGCTATTGCCTTTCTTAAGGAAACAGCAAAAGTATAATGAGTAGTATAGGAGGTTACGATAAAGCAGATGAGCAAGACACAGAACTGCTTACTTATAACCTCCTTATTACTAAAGGCAATAAAGTAACAAAAGAAACAGTAACAGATACATTTAAAAAGGTTGTAAAATTAGTGGAAAGACATTATAATAAAGGAGCAGATGCAGTAGAGATGGAGTTAATGGAATGGAAAAAGTAAAACCATATCAAGGACTCGCATGGACTGGCACTGCAATATTACTAATCGCGGCTACTATGGCAAGTTTCAATATGTATCCGTACTACAGTTATGCATTTTGTTTGGCAAATGCTATCTGGGTAGTGGTAGGTGTATTATGGAAAGAAAAGAGTTTGATTGTATTAAACGCAGGACTTACTTTAATATACATAATTGGAATTATACAAAGTTTAATCGCTCAGTAGAGCATGAATCACAGTTAGTTGGCTATAAGCAACAAAGGAAAAATATATGTACGTTGATGCACTCTTTGATAGAGACAAGGACTTAATACAAATAGTCGAACGAAATAAGCACGGTAAACGTGTGTATAAAGATTATCCCGCAAAATATGTATTCTATTATGATGATCCGAAAGGTAAACATAAAAGTATCCACGGCAACACTGTTAGTAGAATCCAGTGCCGTTCGATAAAAGATTTCCGTAGAGAAATAAAACTAGTAGGACAAAAGCGACTTTATGAAAGCGACTTTAATCCTGTATTCCGTATTTTAGAAGAAAACTATCTAGGACAAGAAGCACCTAAGTTGCACACTTGTTTCTTTGATATTGAGACTGACTTCGATAAGGAACGAGGTTTCTCTCCGCCTGAGGATCCGTTTAATCCTGTAACTGCAATTAGTTTGTACTTACAATGGACTGATCAACTTATAACACTTGCAATTCCGCCTAAAGGAATGAGTAAGGAAGAAAGCGATAAGGTTTGTGCAAAGTATGAAAACTGTTTCTTCTTTGAACAAGAGTCGCAATTACTAGATACATTCTTAACACTTATTGATGATGCAGATATTTTATCTGGTTGGAACAGTGAAGGTTATGATATTCCGTATTTGGTAAACAGAGTTAAACGTGTACTGAGTAAAGATGATACAAGACGTTTTTGTTTATGGGGTGCATTACCCAAGTCGAGAACGTTTGAACGATTTGGTAGTGAAACACTAACGTTTGATACTATTGGTCGTGTACACATGGACTATATGCAACTGTATCGTAAGTATACATACCACGAAATGCATAGTTACAGTTTAGATGCTATTGGTGAATATGAATTAGATGAACGCAAAGTTCAATACACAGGCACACTGGATCAATTATATAACAATGACTTTGAAACGTTTATTGAATATTCGAGACAGGATACTGCACTACTAGATAAACTAGATAAGAAATTAAAATTTATGGAGTTGAGTAGTGAACTAGCACACAGTAATACAGTGTTGTTACAAACAACAATGGGTGCTGTCGCAGTTACAGAACAAGCAATTATTAACGAAGCACACGAACGTGGGTTAGTTGTTCCAAGTCGTAAGAGTAGAGATGAACTTGGTAACACACAGGCGGCTGGTGCGTATGTGGCATACCCACAAAAAGGATTGCATGATTGGATTGGTAGTATTGATATTAACAGTTTGTATCCTTCGGCTATTCGTGCTCTTAACATGGGAAATGAAACTATTGTAGGACAGTTGCGTCCGGACTACACAGACCGACACGTTAAAGATAGCATGGCTGACAAGAAGAGTTTTGCAGATTCTTGGGAAGGTATGTTTGGTAGTATCGAATATGAACTAGTTATGTCACAAGACATCGAAAAAGAAATTGTACTTGAATGGGAAAACGGTTCGCATGATATAATGTCTGGTAAAGAGATCTATAAACTTATATTTTTAAGTAAAAAACCTTGGATGTTAAGTGCAAATGGTACTATATTTAATTCGCAAATAGAAGGTGTTGTACCTGGACTATTAGCACGTTGGTACAGAGAACGACAAGATATACAAAAAGTAAAAGCAAGTGCAACAACTCCGGAAGAGAAACAGTTTTGGGATAAACGACAGTTAGTTAAAAAGATTAACTTGAACAGTTTATATGGTGCGATTCTTAATCCAGGTTGTAGATTCTTTGATAAACGTATTGGACAAAGTACTACATTGTGTGGCAGAAGTATTGCAAAACACATGGACGCATATGTTAATGAATGTTTAACAGGCGTGTATGATCATAGAGGTGAAACTATTATATATGGTGACACAGACTCTGCATACTTTAGTGCATGGCCCGTTCTTAAAGAACGTGTTGAGAAAGGTGAATTAGAGTGGAACAAAGATACTTGTACTGCTTTATATGATTCTATTAGCGACAAAGTTAACGAAAGTTTTCCAGGCTTTATGAAGAAGGCTTTTAATGCACCTAGGGAAAATGGAGAGATTATTGTTGGTGGTAGAGAAGTATGTGCAACCAAAGGTTTGTTTATTACAAAGAAACGTTATGCATTACTTATATACGACAACGAAGGATATCGCACAGATAAAGACAGTCCGGGAAAGATTAAAGCAATGGGACTTGACCTTAAACGGTCAGATACACCTAAGATTGTACAAGACTTTCTTAGTAACATCTTAACAGGAGTGTTAACTGGCGATGATAGAGATACTGCACTTGAGAAAGTAAAGTTGTTTAAAGAAGAATTCATGCAAAAGCAAGGTTGGGAAAAAGGTAGCCCAAGACGTGCAAATAACATGACAAAATTCCAAGCACTTGAACAGCGGCAAGGAAGAGCAAATATGCCAGGACACGTCAGAGCTAGTATGAACTGGAATAGATTGCGAAAGATGAACAGTGACAGATATAGTACCGAGATCAAAGACGGTCACAAAGTTATTGTTTGTAAAATGAAGGCAAATCCACTAGGATACACTAGTGTGGCTTATCCAGTTGATGAACCGCATTTGCCACAATGGTTTAAAGAATTACCGTTTGATGATAGTGCAATGGAAAGCACTGTAATTGACAGTAAGATTAACAACCTATTAGACGTATTGGGGTGGGACTTGACGCTAGATTCCAATACTAACACTAAATTTAATGATTTGTTTAGTTTTGAATAAAAAGAACTTGACTTTGAACCTAAATACACATATAATTGTATTATTAACTGATGGAGAATAAATCTATGAAAGACTATCTAAACGATATTGTTCAGCATACACACAGCCTAGGCTTTATTGACTTGGTAAAAATTGAAGGTAGTGATGTTGCAACAACACTAGAAGGACTTGCAGATGACAGAAGTGTTATCGTACAAGCCAAATTTAAATCGCCGTACGCAGAGTTTATGGGTACGTTCGGTATGCCTAATTTAAGTAAATTAGCAATACTACTTGGTATTCAAGAGTATAAAGCAGATGCTAAGATTACAATTAGCAAACAAGAACGCAACGGAACAGATGTTCCAGTTGGGTTATACTTTGAAAATGTTAGGGGCGACTTTAAGAACGACTATCGCTTTATGACAAGTGAAGTAATTAACGACAAACTTAAAACTGTAAAGTTTAAGGGTGTTAAGTGGGACGTTGAAATTAAGCCAAGTATGGCGGCAGTACAACGTTTAAAAATGCAGGCACAAGTGCATAGTGAAGAAACAACTTTCATCGCTAGAACAGAAGATGGCAACTTAAAGTTTTACTTTGGTGACCATAGCACACACGCAGGTAACTTTGTATTCCAACCAGATATTACTGGTTCGTTGAAGCACGGTTGGCAGTGGCCCATTAACCAAGTAATTAGTATTTTGAGCCTCCCAGGTGAAATTACTATGCGATTCTCTGATGAGGGTGCTAGTATGATTTCAGTTGATTCTGGACAGATTCAATACGATTATATCCTTCCAGCACAATCTAAATAAAGGGGAAGTCAATGAAGACTAACCTTACAGATGCACAAAATGACTACGCAGTATTTCTGCCAGCATTAAGTACATTCTACGCACTCTTTGTAGGCAGACAACGTAGGCACGAATATATTGATTATAATCGTGTTCCTAGTTTTCTTCCACACGGTGTTGAAAGTATGAACTGGTTGGCACCAGAAGGTCTATGGAAATACAAATGGTCATTGCACTCGGCTGGTCATGCCAGTCTAGACTTGGAAAAGGATATGTATCGTGAAGATATGTACAGAGACAGGAACCGAGAACACAGTTGGTTACTAGGAGACTCAGGTGGTTTCCAAATTGGTAAAGGCAAGTGGGAAGGTGACTGGAGAGCAAATAGCGGTTGTGCTCAAGCACAAAAGAAACGTGATGGTGTTCTAAAGTGGATGGACAAGTTCATGGACTATGGAATGATTTTAGATATTCCGGCATGGGTAGGACGTAGTCCTGAAGGTGCAGAAAAAAGTAAAATTAGTTCATATCAAGAAGCAGTTGAAGGCACACAATTTAATAACGAATACTTTATTAAAAACCGTAATGGTAACTGTAAGTTCTTAAATGTACTACAAGGTGAAAACTTTGCACAAGCCGATGATTGGTATCAGCAAATGAAGAAGTACAGTGATCACCGATTGTACCCAGATACACATTTTAACGGTTGGGCAATGGGCGGACAGAATATGTGCGACTTGCATCTAGCATTGAAACGTGTAATTGAACTAAGGTTTGACGGTTTACTTGAAAAAGGTAAACAAGATGTTATGCACTTCTTAGGAACTAGTAAACTTGAATGGGCACTAGTACTAACTGCAATACAACGTGGTATTCGTAAGAACCATAATGAGAACTTCACAGTAACATTTGATTGTGCAAGTCCGTTCTTATGTACTGCAAATGGTCAAGTCTATACAGGACATAGAACAGTACAAGATGAAAAGTGGAGTTATATGATGTCGCCGGCACCAGATGACAAAGCATATAGTACTGACACTAGACCCTACGATGATTTAGCAACAGACTTCTTTAATAAACAAGGAATGAACTGGATGCCTACTCCTATTACACAAGGACTAAAAGTAAATGACGTTTGTATTTACAGTCCAACAGATGTTAATAGAATGGGTGTATCGACTAAAACTAGTTGGGATTCGTTTGCATATGCACTTATGATGAACCATAATGTATATACACACATTAATAGTGTACAAGAAGCAAATAGACAGTATGACGGTGGTAACTATCCTAATATGCTTGTTAACGATACATTCGATAAACAAGAAGTTAAAGATGTTATTGCTAGAATATTTGAACTTGATAACAAAGACCAAGCACTTGCATTAGTAGATGAACACACTAAACTATGGATGAAGGTCGTTGGAACACGTGGAGCAGTTGGTAAGAAAACTATTAACAGTTCTGCACAATTTAACAGTTTGTTTGAGGTATAAATGAAAAGTCTTATAGTAGGTATGGGTATTGGGCAACTATACATGAAGGTACTAACAGAAATGGGTATCGATGTTGTAACAGTTGACCCAAATAGACCTGCTGATTTTAAGACTATTCAAGATGTACCAATTGATATGTACGACACTGTACATATCTGTACGCCAAATGAAACCCACGAAGAACTTGCAAGGTTTATCGCTCCCTGGTGTCATTTAATGTTTATTGAAAAGCCTGGATTATCTACTTCGAAAGCATGGTCAGATTTGCACTATGACTTTCCAGAGTGTAGAATATCTATGGTAAAGAATAATCAGTTTAGACACAACATAGATGAACTTATTAATATGGCAAGAACAAGTCGTGTAGTTGACATTCATTGGCAAAACAAAAACAGAGTACCTAATCCGGGTAGTTGGTTTACAACAAAAGAATTAGCATATGGCGGAGTAAGTAGAGATTTACTTCCACACTTGTTAAGCCTTTATCAAGTATTCAATCCTAGTTATGCTAATACTCTTCCATCAGATAAAATAGCAAGAACTAATTGGGATCTTAAAGGATTACTTGATACAGATTATGGCACAGTTGATCCCGATGGAGTATATGATGTAGATGATGAAGCAGGTATGGGATATAAGACAAAGTTTTGTCAATACAACTTACTCGCTAATTGGAAAACAGACTTATACGATGATGTCGGGATTAACTTTGAAATACTTGGTCATATAGAACGTGTAGAATTAGGCTTATGTCCTGAAGAAGCATACAAAAGAATGATTGACATTGGACTAGAAAACCTGCATAATAATGAATATTGGGAAGATCAATTTACAAAGGATATGTGGATACATAAACAAATGGAAGAACTATGCTAGTAAAACTATTACAAACAACAGGCAATGGAAAGTTCGAAGAAATCGAATGGAACAAACCTAATGTAGGAAATGAAGAAATTGAAGTTATGGCTTTAATGACTGGCATTTGTCGTAGTGACATTGATATGATGAATGGTAACTTTGGTCCATTGCCTTTAAATATGCAAGGACATGAAGGACTAGGTCAAGTTACAAAAATTGGTAAAGAGATTACAGACACTAAGGTAGGCGACATTGTTGCTACTAGAGGTGAACCTGCATATGCAGATTATTACAACGTTAGACATAACGAATATGTAGTTGTGCCAGATGCTGATCCTAAATACATTATAGAGCCTGTGGCTTGTGGTATTAATATAGTTACAAGTAACTTAGACAAGTTAAACTATATGTCAGGTATGGCAAAGTTTAAAGGACAACGACAACGTATTTTAATTATAGGCAGTGGCTTTTTAGCAACAGTTGTTTACACAAAATTAAAAGTATTACGTTTAGCAGATGATGTTGATGTGCTAGGTTCTCATAATAGAAAGTTTTGGGAAGATAGATTAATATCAGAACCTAACGGCAAGTATGATGTAGTGATAGATTTGAAAGATGATAGCACACTTGTATTTGATGGCGATATAATTAATGAGAATGCATTGATTATACTAGCGGCAGAGAAAAAAGGAATTACTACTACATTTGGTAACTTGTTATGGAAAAATGCAAGTATGGACTTTCCAAGTCCTAGAAACCCAAACTTTCATAGTAGTATGGGAGATGCAGTTTCCTTAATTAGTACAGGTATCTTAAACATAGATGGCTTTTGGACAAAAAGTTATGATAGAGATATGGAATGGGAACAAGCATTTGTTGACGGCAACAATCGTCCAGAAGGATACAGTAGAGGCTACATTACTTGGAATAAGCATATGTACAAACTGTATGAAAAAACCAGAGCTCAACGTATAGTTGACGAAACAGAGAGTAAATAGATGAAACAAATGATGCGAACGTATGCTACACTAAAAGGTGGCGAAGTTACAACTGATAAAGCAAAGTTCTTTATGAACAAAGAAGTTGAAAAGACTCCTATGTACGGTGAAAAGACATTGTTTGTATGCGGTATACAAGACTTAAATAGAACTATTGAACACGCAACCAATCATGATATTAAACACATCTATTTAGGCACAGGCACAACATTTAAACCAGTAACAAACGGTGACTGGACTGATTGGAATAATTACATCTCAGGATTGCTTAAAGCAGACTTATGGGTTACATTAGATTTTGATCTAATGGAATATGGTAAAGATATTTTAGAAATGGGTTGGGTTGAAGATAGACGCTTCATTCCTATGCAAAGTCTAAAACTTGGCTATTGGCAACAATGGAACCATAATACAACTATAAAGTTTGATGACACAGACTTTAATGCCACAAATCCTGGTGTATGGTGTGTTCCTATGGAAGATGTTATTAATCGTAAAACATTTTCAGATTGGGACAAGTACGTTGGCGACACATTTATTGAATAACCTTAGGAGGGTATAATATGATAGCAACAACTGATGAACTACGCAAAGAACATAAGGCACTTAAAAAACAAGTAGCGGACGCAGAAAAACTCCGTGAAGGCGACCGAGGTTGGAGAGGCAAAGAAGATTTGATTGCTTTAAAACTAAAAAAATTACACATTAAAGAGCAAATTGCTAAAAGTAAGTCTTGACATTCGAAAACAACTATACTATAATAATATAGAAAGTAACAACAATGGGAAGATACATAGACGATATGATTAGCGACATGAGAGCGGCGGCTATACAAGACGCACAAAAAAAGCAAATTGAATCCGCTAGTAAAATGATCTGGGTTACATTTAAGAAGGAAGGTATACACAAATACCCTGCCGCATTAGATGATCCTAAACTAGCAACAGGAGATGAATATGATGTTAGTTTTTTAGGCTATCCTCATAGACATATTTTTCATTTTAAAGTGGCAATAGAAGTATTCCACGACGACAGAGATATTGAATTTATTCAATTCAAACGTTGGCTTGAAAAATTATATGCAGAAAAAACATTAGAGTTAGATTACAAATCTTGTGAAATGATGTCTGATGATTTATTTGGCATGATACAATCCCGTTACCCTGAACGTACTGTAGAAATTGAAGTAAGTGAGGACGGGGAAAACGGATCTTTAGCGAAATATGAGTATACAAGGAATTAAGAAAAATGAAGCTCAGCAACACGGAGCAACTATTTGATCGACTGGATCAATATAAGCGGTTTTGCGTCGATAACGGATATCCGTTTAACGAAGCAGACCTTGGTCGAAACAACAGCCCATGGGGGCATATGCAGAAAAGCATTGCTAACAAGCGCCGTCCTTATAATCAATGGATTAGAGATGGCAAGGCTATGAGATCTCAAGGGAGGGTAATCCGGAAGTAATGAGAGAATTTATCTTTGAATCGTGGAATACTATTATGGATCATAACAAGAATCCATTAAGAGCTATTCCCGATTTACAAGTTAGACATATGGTGATGCAAATACTCGCATTTATGTGGTCAACTGTATTTGCAATCATTATTGTCAACAACATATGGGTTTTTATGTATAGTGCAATCGGACACGCATTATTTGTAGGAGCAGTAGTTGTTACCGTTGCCACATTTAGAGTAGCAGAAAAAATTCCAAATGCGTTTAAATTTAAAAATGGATATCATTCTTACGGTAGAGGTAGAGGTTCTATTATATTCCGTGATAAGAATGGTATTGCTCAAAAAGTTCCACTAGATCCAAATGATCCTGGTGGAGAACATGAATAGGATAAAAATGAAAACAGTATATATAGTAGACTTAGAGCCAGTCGAAACACGTTACACGGCTCAGTGGAAGAAACATTTACCTAAACAAATGTCTGAGTACTTTGGTACAGAGGATTATAACGTAGAAGTTATTAGTGGTGGAGATGTTCCACAGACTACTACACCTGGTGCATTTTTAAACTTTGCAGGAACTAACAGTTACAAAAGTCAACAGATGTTGCAAATTGCTGAACTAGTTGCAAGTGGTAAAGTTAAAGACGGCGATTACTTCTTGTACACTGATGCATGGAACCCTACAGTAATACAGTTAAAGTATATGGCAGAACTACTAGGTATCAATATTAAAATTGGTGGTATGTGGCACGCCGGTAGTTATGATCCAGCAGACTTCTTAGGAAGATTGATTGGTGCTAAACCTTGGGTACGTTACGCAGAAGCAAGTATGTTCGAATGTTATGACCATAATTACTTTGCTACACGATTCCATGTAGACTTGTTTGCACAAAGTTTCTTAACTGATACAAAGGATATTGATCAGAATTTAGAAGTAGGTAAGATGCAGATTGTTGGTTGGCCCATGGAGTATCTAACAGATACACTGCAACCGTTTGCTGGTGCTAAAAAAGAAAACATTATATTGTTTCCGCACAGAGTAGCACCTGAGAAGAATCCAGAGATCTTTGCTAAACTAAAAGAACTATTACCAGACTATGAATTTATTGTATGTCAGGATAAGCAGTTAAGCAAAGACGAATACCACGAACTACTCGGTAAAGCAAAGATTGTGTTTAGTGCTAACTTGCAAGAAACATTAGGTATCAGTGCTTACGAAGGTAGTTTAGTTGATACATTACCATTAGTACCTAATAGATTAAGTTACTTTGAAATGTATCCAGATGAATTCAAATATGCAAGTGCTTTAACAGTTAATTTAAAAGGTTTTGAAAAGAGTCCTACTGAAGTCGTAGACAAGATTATTGATATGATTGAGAACTATGACAAGTATGTTGAAACAAACAACTTACTAAAAGAACGACTTAAAGACTTCTTTGATGGTACCAAATTGTATCAGGCTATCAAGGCTAGTGTCGATGGAATTTAAAGATATTCCATGGACAGACGTAATAATTGATACACGAGATTTTACAGTCTTTAGAGATGCTTACCCTGTAACAGAAGGACATATCTTATTTGTTCCTAAATTACTCGAATGGTCATCTTTAGAAAAATGCTATAAAGCCGCTTATAATTGGGGATATGGTTGGGTAAAAGATGGTTACTGTGATGCTTATAACATTGGACAAAATGTTGGAGCAGAAGCAGGACAAACTATTGAATACCCTCATGTACATTTAATCCCAAGACGTAAAGGCGATATGGAAGACCCAAGGGGTGGCGTAAGACACGTTATACCTGAGAAGGGCAATTACAGGAAAGGAAGTTATGTTGAAACAAATAATAATTAATGCGGCTAAGAAACACGCCGAAGCAGAAGTAGATTTGCATAAAGCCAATATTGAAGTATATATGCAATCTGTGGTAGGCATCGGTGAACATAGTGATATTATCGAAACTGTTCAAAAAGAATTAGATAAAATGGCTACCGCTGACGACAGACTTGAAATGTTGAACAAATATTTTGGTTGACTTATACTATAATAATGTAGTATACTATAATAATAAACACGACTCGCCGTGTATAACTAGGGGAATTAAATGAGTATAAGTGAAGAAATTAAAAAAAGAATCCAGGCTGATAAAGGACGTTATTGGGCTGGAGATAACATTAGCAAGTATCTTGAAGATGGTGATACTGAGAAACTAATCGAAGAACTTACACCTAAGTTCAGTAGTGTACTAGATAGTTTGCTTATTGATAGAGAAAATGATCCTAACAGTAACGACACTGGTAGACGTCTTGCTAAAATGTATATTAACGAATTGATGAGTGGACGCTATTTTCCAAAGCCTAATGCAACTGCATTTCCACAAGAGATGGCAGATGCATACACAGGTATTTTGGTGGTTCGTAGTGAACTTAAAAGTGTCTGTTCTCATCACCACCAACCAGTAACTGGTGTCGCATACATAGGAATACTTGCGGCAGAGAAATTGATTGGGTTGAGCAAATACACTCGTATAGCTCAGTGGTGTGCAAGACGTGGCACACTGCAAGAAGAACTTTGTAATAATATCGCTAGAGAAATTATGAATGCAACTGGAAGTGAAGACGTGGGTGTTTACATTCAAGCAACACATGGTTGTTGTGAGAATCGTGGCATTATGGCACACAGTAGTTTAACACAAACTACAGTACTTAAAGGTGCATTTACAAATGACGCTGGTACAAAGCAAGAGTTCTTCGATAACATTAAACTACAACAGGAGTTTGCTCCTAGATAGGACTTTATGACAAGTGTAGATGATAGAGATAATGATGCAACGTTCGAAAACGAACAAAGTACTGTAACATTAACTTTAAAAGAATACGACAAGTTAAAAAGTAGTAAAGCATTTATTACAGATAAAAGTTTAATATCCGTAATAGATAAAATTGAAGAACTGGTTAGAGCATTAAGAAAACATATCGTGAGGTCTGAATTTAATGACTAGTTCTAAACCAATAGTATACCATATATGTGATGATGGAACACTCTTAGAAAAGAAAGACTACGAGTGGTTACAACTTCATATGAAGAAACAAACCAACAGTCCTAAGTATAAAGTTAAGGACAAATTAAGCAAACGTACTAAACGATAATGACATTTAGTGACGGGATAGGTTTGTTCTTCCTAGGTATGGTAGTTACTGTTATAGTTCTATACTTAATCCTATTTAAGTTTATGGACACAACGGATAAAGAGAATGACAATAGAACCGATTAAAGAAAAACTTGACGATAAAATAGCAAAACTTAATAGCTCTAGAGTCTTCAAAAAGATTACACCTAAAGGAGACTTGTCGTGGTACATTAAGTGGGCGGCAAGTTTTTTTATACTAACTGCCGTTGCGGCTAGAAGTGTAGGTACAATACCTCTTATAGACTTATGGTTTAGTTTAATAGGAACAGTAGGATGGTTTTGGGTAGGTATGCTTTGGCATGACAGAGCCCTTACTATGCTAAACGCAACATTAACAACATTATTAGTCGCAGGACTATTTCAACATTATTTCGGAGGATAGATGCCATCTATGCCAATACCAGAGAGAGTTTATGTTCCAGTTACGGAACAACCAAAATCCCCCAAAGGGATAACACCTGCCCCAAAGGATCCAAGCATGGGCCATTTTTATGTCAGTTTGGTCAAATCGTTTTTAAGAATAGGCGCCGGAGGATCACTCCTCTACGGTAATCTTTTGGTGGCAGGTATCTTATTCATAATTGCCGAATTACTAGGCATATTAGAAGAACTAGTATAATGTTAAAAGATTACAAAGGACAAATAGACAACTTCTTCAGGTGGGTTAAAGGTGCCGAACTAGTTGAGCTACACGAAATTGACGTAACAGAAGATCCTGTACGTCCTAACCTAGACTTAGAGTTTAGAACAAGTTACGGACGTAAAATTTATGGATTGAAGTACGAAGATACTATTGAAGGAATTATTTGCATAGCCTATACAAATGAAGTACCAACTACTGAAAAAGAATTGGAACTAATGAGTAAGACGGCTAGTTTAGAAAGTAACCCAACAATAGCAATAGCCTACACTGTATGGTCTCGTAAACGAGGTGCAGGAAGGGAAATTATTCTTAAACTAAAAGAATACATTTCAAAAGAGTTACCACACATTAAACGTGTAGTAACTTTATCACCATTGACACCAATGGCAACACACTTTCATATTAAGAATGGTGCAAGGTTGAT